AGAACACCCTCCGTTGCGATACCATACGCACCGCTTGCATTTGCCGTAGCACTCTTTCATTCCGCACCGTCCTTATCTGATGGGAGAACGGTCGGCACTTCTTTTAGCCGTTCTCTAAACAATATCCAATCTCCGTTGGACAGTTCGTTGTTCATCCATTCGTCCTGCATATAGAGTTCTATTCTGTCTGCTTCTATGAGCCGCCCATGCTGTGCAGGGAGTTCGATGAGTGGACACCAATCGGGTTTGCTCTCATACCACTCGGTAAATGTCGGACGCTTATTAATGACGGCACATATGTTGTCGTAGGAACACGGGCAAGCGCAACAAGCTGTCGGCATCTCCATGTTCTTGATAAGTATGCTCATGGGCATCCTCCAATCCACCACAACAGACCAATGACCACGAATCCGATGATCAGATGAATCTCATAGATTTCCATATCGTTCCTCCCATGTCTGTACATCATCTCCGAAGATCTGTTTGAGTTTCGCGTCCAGCGCCGCTCTGGAGTATTCCGTGTCCGGTGTGTCCGAGTTCCAGAGGTCGGCGTACTCCTCGTAGATCCCGAGCATCGCCTCGGCGAATCTCTTGAGCCTGTCAGCTCCGAACCCGAACTCCTTGTTCAGGGCGATGCAGCTCACGTCCACCATCAACTGCCTCGTGAAGCGGTGGGTGTTCAGCATGGCGTTGAACCTGGCCTTCTCCACCCGCTCCATGAAAGAGTTCTTCTTTGCCATCACTCGGCCCTCTTGATGTAGTCGTTGGTGACCTCTATCTCCTCCGGGATGGGTGCGGTCTCCTCCATGTCCCGCTTTAGGTGCAGGCCCCAGGATTTGAATCCGTCCGTTTCTCCCGTTGGAACGCTGACGGTCTCGTTCTCCATGACCGCCAGTTCGAGGAGCGAGCCTGCCACTCCGATAACGAGCGCCACGGTCACCACAGCGCCGACCGCCGTGCAGAAACCGAGAAGGTTCGTCGAATAGGTTATCGACTGTCCGAGCCAAAGCAGAACCAGTTGAAGCAACTGTCCCGCTGCAAATGCAATGATTATCTTTTTCATGTCTCCTCCAATTCCCATGCCCTGAACAACTCTATCCAGTCGCTCAGAGGTTGTATCACTACCCACTCGCAGTCGTTCTTGCGGTGGATCACTATCGGCATATCGTCGCCGGCATCGCCCTTGCTCTGTGCCAGTGCCCCGTACAGATCCAGGCGCTCCGTGCGCTTGACCTCGATGTGGACCTTCGGCAGGCCTACGACATCCGGCGAGTCCTTGCCGCCCTTGTACTGGACGCCCCTATGAGCGTCATATCCGTAGGACCGGAGGAGGGAAGCGACTTCCCTCTCTCCTCTTTTGCCCTTGTCTCTTGATGCTTTACCCATTGAGTTCCTCCCGTGTGATCCCTTCGGCCTCTGCCAGTCTGTAGATACTGCCGGGGTCGAAGTTGCTTCTTTTGCACACTCGGAGGCTTGCTTTCAGCTGTTCGATTCTTTCGGCTTTTTCGCCCTCAGAAAGAAAGATAGGATTATTTGTTTCCTTTCCTACACTATCCTTATCTAAACTAACCTCTCCTATACTATCCTTACCTATACTGGGTATCCCGTTATTGGGTATACCAACTGGTATACCAAGCGTATAAGCTGAGTTTTCGTCCAGAGAGAGCGCTGCCTTTTCGTCTTTGTATTTCGTCTCGACGTATCGGTCGGAGCGAAGGTAATTGTTGATTCGCCAGTGTTTAATGACGATCACGCCGGAATCGAATATCAGCACAAACTTTTTCGCGATCAGGACCTTCATGTCGTCGTCGCTTGCTCCGCATTGCCTCATGATGGCGCGAGGTGCGTTTACGAACCCGTCATCGTCCGCGAACATCCCGAGCGTGAAGTACAGGCATCGGGCGCTCATCGGCAGATCCAGGAACGCATCGCTCAACACGATGGTCTTGGCGAACATCCTCCGCTCTGCCATATCAGAACGGTAGTTCGGTGTCGTCCTCGATATAGTCGAAGGCTCCGACAGTTGCTTTCTCTGCGTCCTCCTTGGGCTTCTGGAGCGGGAACCCGAAGCGCTCGACGATGACGGAGTGGGAGTATACCTTGTGTCCGTCCTTTTCGTAGGAGCTGGTGGAGTTGCGGCCCCAGATCATAATCGGGTCGCCCTTGTGGAAGTACTGGGCGATGCTCTCGCCGATGCGGTCCCATGCCGTGATGTTGTGGAACTCGGTTATCTTGTCGCCGTTGGCCTTCTTGCCCTCGTCGGTGGCGATGGTGAAACGGCACACGGCCCTGTCCTTTGCCTGACGCAGCTCCGGATCTCGTGCGACCCGTCCGTGCAGAAATACCTGGTTATTCGTTGACATTAGGAAACCTCCTGTAGATCAGTTTTGATTCATCCCATCCGGGATAGTGTTCTTTGAGATAGTTCCGGAAGTACGACCTCATGTAGTCCCGTTCCCGTGCTGTGCCCTGGTCGAATCTCCGGTGACAGGTCCGGCAGAGGGTGAGGATGTTCTCCTCGATGCCGAGGCCGCCCTTGCTTCGGGGAATGAAGTGGGCCTCCGGGAGACCGGGCCGTTCGCAGAATACGCACAGCCCTTCGTCCCGTCTGTAGACCGCTTCTTTTACTTCGGGAGTGATTTCGAGGGCCTTGCCTCGCTTGGTCTTACGCATTTTTCCACTCCCGGTCTATCTGTTCTCGGAGGACGTCGATTTGCCGCTTGTAGACATTGATCGCTTCCTGTGCGTTGTCATACACGACCTCGGAGCAGTCCCTCTCGAACTTGAGCCGTGCGACCTCTTTGTCGCCTCGGGCCAGGTCTCCGATCAGTGTGGCCGGATAGCTTGCTTCCCGGAGTTCGAGTATCTTCTTGGCGAGCGCAACTCGGTAGGTCTGTTCCGCTTCGGCTGCGGCCTTGCCCCGGACCTTGCACTCTTTAAGAGCGACTTCGAGCATCTCGGATCTACGCCACACTTCCGTGATAGGGTCTATCATTTCGCACCCTTCTGGCAGTCCATGCACAGCGGTTTCTTATATAGCTTCACGGAGTAGTCGTGGACCTTCTCAGAGATCTCTTTCCCGCAGTTGGAGCACTTGGGGACTATCTTGTCCTGGCCTCCGATGACGACCTTCTTCGGTGCTCTGTCTACGGGAGAGTCAACTATCCGCTCCCCCTCGTCCAGCTCATCAGCGGCGAACTGCGTTCCGAATCCGAGCATTGCAAGTGCTCTGCCGACCGCCTTGGTCTCGGCCTTCTCCAAATAGTCGCCGAAATCCTTGGCGCTTTCGGAACCGTGCCCGGTGGAGATGACCCTCCCCGTCTCGTCGGTGATGGTGCATTTGAATACGGCCCAGTCCTCTCCGTGCTCGATGAGTTCGGTCTTAATTCCATAGTCGTGACCGTGTCCGTCATCAACATCCCGGAACCATACGAGCCGCCATGCGACCTGCAAGTAGTCCTTGCCTTTGAGCTTCATCATGTGTTCGTTAGGATTAAACATCGTCTCCCACCCCATTTGCTGTGTAGGTCTTGAAAGTGATGCCGTCGATCACTACAAATGCGATGCCTTCGCCGTACTGGATGTCATATCCTTTGAACGCCTCGAAGAACCTGTTGTAGCGTAAGATGACGGTGTCGGTCATGTCCCAGTAGATCATCCCCAGCTTTTCGTGGAGATACCGGAGCATCTGCACGGTGTCCACTGCGACGCGGACGGTGGTGTCGTCATTCATGTGTTGACCTCCAATCTGTTGTGTGGTATTTTGGAGGTGGAGCCTGTACATTGCCTCCACCCATGGAGTCGTTCCCTGTTGCAGCGGGGAGCGGCTCTTTTTCTAACCAGTACACTTTGTACTTCTTCCCCGTTGTGGGGTTCGTCCGGATCTCTCCCGTCACCGGGATGCCGGCGTTGCGGATGTCCCAGATCCGAGCGCCCAGCCGGAAGCATCCGAGTTCTCGGAGCGCCGTCAGTGGGTCGATCGTGCCGTGGGTTTCCATCCAGTTGATGATTGCGTCTGTTTGGGTCATTCAATTACCTCCCATCCGTCGATATCGAGGGCGAGGCGAAGGGCCTCCCTGATCAGTTCAGCCATCGAACTCACCTGTCCAGATGATCAGGAACCACTTGAGCAAATCAATCATCGTTATGCCTCCTCATTGAAGATTGATACTTGTCCCGCGAAATCTGTGCCCCACGGGTTTTCCCATTCCACGCCGATCCAGTCGAGCACCCGGACCTTGCTCTTGATCGGCGGGATGGAGATGACTCCCATCTCTTGGTGCACCCTCTGGACGCTCTTGTCTTCGAGCTGAGAGATACTCATTCCGACCACATCCTGTCCGAGGGTCTTCCGGACCAAAGCGAGGAGTGTGATGCTGTCGAGACCGCCCACGCTGACGTGGTAGTCTTTCCCGTGCTCCCAGCAGGTGTCATGCCATTGCCAGATGCGAGTCTCGGCGAGGGATACTTTGGCTCCGTAGGGCATCGCGAGATATTGAGCCGCTTCGCGCCGTCTGGCCTCGATCTCCCGCTCCGGACGCTCTTGGACATCGTCTCCGTCCTGGAACAGGTCTATCTGCTTCATCCTGTTTCTCCTCTCCGTTCAGTTAAACTGAACTCTCAGGGCAAAAAATAATGTCCCTATAGAACACGCCGTACAGTTCCTCAATCTTTTTGATGTGCGGAACATCGGGGAACGTTTTTCCGTTCTCCCAATTGCTGAGTGTGTCTATAGAGACTCCGAGCGCCTGAGCCGCTTCCTTCTGCTTCATTTGCTTGTTGATACGGGCCGCTTTCAGTGTGATCGCCATTCAATTCACCTCCTTCCGTGATTCAGTTTAACTGAACCTATGGATATATTATGTCACTTAAACTGAATTGTCAAGGTTATTTTTCAGTTTTTTCCATTTTTGCTTGTGTTTTTTTCGGTTTAGTTGTATAGTGCCATTGGAAGGAGGCGAGAATATGCCCAATAATCTGGGAAACAAGCAGACAATGGCGAACAACATCCGGTACTACATGGACCAGAAGGGCGTGACCTCTGTCGAGATGTGCCGGGTGCTGAACGTACCTGCATCAACATTTTCATACTGGCTTAACGCCCGTACTTATCCCCGTATAGACAAGATAGAGAAAATGGCCAACTACTTCGGGATCTCGAAGGCCGACCTCGTGGAGGAGCGCAGCGAGAAGCCTCTGGTCAATAACGACGAGGAGCTGACGGAGATGCTCGAAGAACTGCGGGACAGGTCCGACCTCCGGATGCTCTTCTCCCTCACGAAGAACGCCACGAAAGAGGACATTCAGAAGACCATACAAATCATCCAGATGTTCCGAGACGGATCTTGACTTTTCTCGGAAAAATTCATAGAGAAAAGTCAAATAAGGAGGTGACGGCATGAGAGTAGCATTGTACGCCAGAGTGAGCACGGAGGAGCAGAAGATCCATGGGCTTTCCATAGATGCACAGCTGTCCACCCTCAGAGAGTGGGCCGAGGGGAAGACCGTAGTCGGGGAGTATGTGGATGCAGGCATCTCCGGAAGAATCACAATAAAAAAGCGCCCGGAACTCCAGCGTCTTCTGAAAGACGTAGAGGCCGGGCGAGTGGATGTTATTGCCTTCTGTAAGCTCGACAGATGGACGAGAAATATAAGGGAATATTATAAGGCTCAGGATGTTCTGGACGCTCACAGCGTAGCCTGGAGGGCTTTACAGGAAGATTACGAGACCGAGACCGCTGCCGGAAGACTCAAGGTCAATATCATGCTCGCCGTCGCCCAGGATGAGGCCGACCGTGCCTCCGAACGTGTCAAGGCCGTCTTTGCTGACAAACGGAAAAGAGGCCTCGCGCCCACCGGAAGCGTACCGCTCGGTATCAAACTGGAAAACGGGAAGGAAGTCCCATCCGAGGACGCTCCCATCGTCCGGCAGATGTTTAACGAGTTCATAGCCTGCCGCTCCGCGAGAGCTGTCGCCAAAACGCACCAGATGACCGCTGAGGGCGTTTCTTATCT